CATGACCCAAGCTGATTACGACAGATTAGTTTGGGCAGATGAGCGCAAAGCCATCCAGCGGGTTGAGTTTGAAATGAACGGCGTAGACGAATGAACTGGCCGTTTCCACCCGCAACGGGCGCTGTGCCTTGGACTGCCAAACAGATCAAAGAATACGCGCAACAGCTACGCCAACAAACTGAGGATGCACTACTATGATTGAAAACATAGCCATGATGGTGCTGCTGATTGGAATTGGCGTTGTTATAACAATAGCAACGTTAGTGTGCGTTTTAATGTTAAGTTACAAAAAATGAGGCGAGCCGCAAAAATAGATGCCAACCAAGATGCGGTAGTGTCTGCGCTTCGAGCTGCTGGCGCATCGGTGCAATCATTAGCTGCTGTGGGTAAAGGTGTTCCTGATCTGCTGGTTTCAATCAATGGGATAAACCTTTTGATGGAAGTGAAAGACGGAAACAAGCCTAAATCAGCCCAGAAACTCACAGAAGATCAGATTAAGTGGCATGGTGCATGGCAGGGGCCAGTTTGTGTTGTAGATGGCCCTGAAGCCGCTTTAAGAATGATTGGCGTATGCGGTACAACCTAGATGACCAGGCTCAAGCGGCGAGCCTGATGCGAAATATCTGGCCAAAGGTCAAAGACGCATTAGCCGCGGGGCGTAAGCTAACGCTAGAAATCAAACCAGCCAGCAAAAGCAGAGATCAAGAAGAAAAGTATCACGCTATCATTGGTGACATTGCCAAACAAGCGCAGCATATGGGCGCCAAGTGGGATGCTGAAGATTGGAAAAGGCTACTGGTTGACCAATATGTTAAAGAACAAGGACTTAACGGGTCAAAGATTATCCCTAGTCTTGATGGGTCAGGAATTGTGCAACTTGGCTTTCAAACCCGCAAATTTACAAAAGAACAAGCCAGCGAGTTTGTGGCATTTTTAATCTGCTGGTGTGACCAGAACGGGATAGAACTGAATGATGATTCCAAAGTTTAATTATTACCGCAACAAAAAACACTTAAAAAATGTGGCAAATCTGCCATGCCAAAATTGCTATATTGAAGACCAGACCCAAGCTGCACATAGCAATTGGGCTGAACACGGCAAGGGCAGGGGGATCAAAGCTAGTGACGAGTTTGTAGCCGCGCTGTGCCAAACTTGCCACCAAGAAATAGATCAAGGCGCAAAACTCAGTAAAGAGCAGCGCAGGATGTTGTGGGATTTGGCTTACTTCAGAACAGTAAACCGATTAAAAGGCCAAGGACTATGGCCTGATGAGCTTAATACTTGCGCATCGAAGGAATAGGCGCTTCTTTTTGCTCTTTAGCCTCATGGCTGCGGTGCATGGGGTGCGCATGAGCCATATCTGTTTTCTCATGTTCTTTCAGTTCACGCTCTAAACCAGCAACTTTGCGAGCTTCTGCTTTGTATTCACGTTCCATAACGTAATGGCCGCCAGAAGTTGGCTTTTGTTTGGCTTGGGTAATCTTGAAGTTTGTAGGCATGATAAATCCTGTTAAAATCTGTATTGACATTGTGCCACAATGCACATAAAGTCACCAAACAACTTTCCTAAAGGAATCATCATGGGTAAAATGGACAAAGAAGTTTTCAAGTCTGGTATGTCAGGCGAGAAAGTTCCAAAGGGCGCATTGTCTTCTGACACTACTGGCGAGCGCATGGGCAAAATCAAAGGCGGCGTTGCGATGGGCAAAGAAGACATGACAGGCGCAAACAAGTTGTTTGATACTGGCCGCACTTCTGGCATTTGTTACGTTAAAGAAAAAGCGTCTTACCGCTAAAATAGCGAAACCCAAACAGTCGAGCAGGACTGATGGGTTTCTGGCCACATCAAATAAGGAGATTTGACTATGGTTGAACGTAATTGTAGAGGTTGTGAACACTTCTTAGATAGTGGCCACAACATGGGTACTTGTAGGCGTTATCCGCAGTACCAAAACAGATCACCCAACGAGCGTTGCGGTGAATTTTCTGCTTTGGAATATGGTGAGCCAGTTGTAGATATGCTGGCGCTGCCTGTTGTATCTGAGCCACCAAAGCGTAAAGGCAGACCGCCAAAGGCTTCTTATGACCATTAAACCATTGCGCGACAAGATCATTGTCAAGCCTGAACAGCGGTTTAAATCTGAAGTGTTAGATTTAAGCAACGTTGAAGGTGCGTTTACAACTGGCCATGTGGTTGCTTTGGGCGATGAAGCCATGCGTCAGGGATTGAAGATGGGCGACAAGGTTCATTTTGGGACTGTGGCGAACACAGCCAAAGACGAATATCTGAAATTTGACCCGATTAAGATCGGCGAAGATCAATGCCTGCGCATGAGTTGGCAAGATGTGTGTTTTGTTGAAGAAATAGAGGAAAATGTATGAAAGAACTAATTCAAAAACGTATCGAAGATTTGATGACCCAAGGCAAGAGCTTGGAAATGCAAATCCAAATGATCAACGGCGCTTTACAGCAATGCCAATGGACTTTATCCGAACTGGAGAAACAAGATGCCCCTACAGAAGTCCAAGACAGCCAAGGCGTTTAAAGAAAACATCAAAGCGGAAGTGAAAGCAGGCAAGCCCGTAAAGCAGGCTGTTGCGATTGCTTATGCTGAGAAACGTGAAGCTGAAAAAAAGCCAGCTAAGAAAAAATGAAAATCACAACCAAGCTGGTCACAGAACTAATCCCTTATGTAAAGAACAGCCGCACCCATTCTGACGAGCAAGTGGCTCAGATTGCGGCAAGCATTAAGGAATTTGGTTGGACTAACCCAATATTGGTGGATGGTGATAACGGCATCATTGCTGGCCACGGCAGGCTAATGGCTGCGCGTAAGCTAGGCCACAAGGAAGTACCAACTATTGAGTTGAAAGACTTGACCGAAACCCAAAAGAAGGCTTACATCATTGCCGATAACCGCTTGGCGTTAAACGCAGGGTGGGACAATGAAATGCTGAAGCTGGAGTTCGACCAGTTGGCAGAGCTTGGTTTTGACTTGGAATTGACGGGTTTTAGCCTTGACGAAATTGAGGCGCTTAATCCAATTGAACTGACTGATGGCTTGACTGATGAAGATGCAATGCCAGAAGTGCCAGATGAACCAAAAACAAAGTTAGGTGACGTTTATCAGTTGGGCAACCATCGTTTGATGTGTGGCGATTCCACAAGCATAAACGCTGTGGACAAGTTAATGGCTGGACATAAAGCCGACATGGTTTTTACAGACCCGCCTTATGGGGTCGCTTATGAAGGTGGTCACAACCAAAAAAAGCGCAAAGGCATTATTGCTGACACATTAGAAGGCGATGACTTAACTGGATTGTTTTATGGCGCTTTAATGGCTGCTATTCCAAACACAAAAGATGGTTCTGCATTTTATGTATGGTATGCCTCTGGTAAGTCAATTGAAACCTATGCGGCATTGTCAAAACTGCCATTAAAACTAAGGGCCGTAATTCAATGGTACAAAGTTAAATCAGGACTTGGTGCATTTATGTCTCAGTACATTCCAAACTCTGAGCCATGTATGTATTTGCACAAAGATGGATGTTCTCCCGCTTGGTATGGTCCAACAAATGAAAAAACAGTTTGGGAGCTTAAAAAAGAATCAAAAAACAATTTTCACCCAACTCAAAAGCCCGTTGAATTGCCAGAGCGAGCAATTACCAATTCAAGCAAGGCTGGTGATGAAATATTGGATTTGTTTGGTGGCTCTGGAAGCACATTAATTGCTTGTGAGAAAATTGGTCGTTATGCCAGGCTAATGGAATTAGACCCAAAGTATTGCGATGTGATTGTTAAGCGATGGGAAGACTTCACAGGCAAAAAAGCTGAATTGTTGACAGAAGTAACCGAAACTGTTTAAATTAACTCTAGTTCCCCTGTATAAAAGATGCCACTAATTCACCAAGAGCCGCACGAGCCAACCGATGAAAAGCGCAAGCTGGTCGAAAGCACTAGCGGGTTAGGCCTGCCGCACGAACAAATAGCTATTTTGGTTGGAATTGACGATAAAACCTTACGTAAGTATTACCGCACCGAATTGGACACGGGCAAAGCTAAAGCTAATGGGCAAATTGCTAAGACATTGTTTTCAAAGGCGGTGGCAGGCGATACAACTAGCCTGATTTGGTGGACAAAAAGCCAGATGCGTTGGTCCGAGACTGTTAAGCAAGAAGTAACAGGTGCTGATGGTGAGCCATTGAACGGCATCCAAGTGACTTTTGTTAAGCCAGCGGATGAGTGACTTACAAGGCGCTATTGCTAACGCACAGTTCCCGATCAAGCTGCAATGCTTGTTTGAGAAAAGTAGGTATAAGTGCTTATACGGTGGACGCGGCGGTGCGAAATCTTGGGGGGTGGCCCGAGCTTTACTAATTAAAGCGGCCAAAGACCCTTTGCGCATCCTTTGCGCCCGTGAGTTTCAGACATCAATTCGGGATTCAGTTCACAAGTTGCTATGTGACCAGATTGAAGCATTAGGTTTAATTACGTTCTACGAGATTACCCAAAACAGCATCCGAGGCAAGAACGGCTCAGAATTCAGCTTTGTTGGCCTCAAGAATAACGTGGCAAACGTCAAATCTTACGAAGGCGTTGACATTTGTTGGGTTGAGGAGGCGCAGACTACCAGCCGATTGAGCTGGAACGTGCTGATTCCTACCATTCGTAAGCCTGGCTCAGAGATATGGATTACGTTCAACCCTGAGCTGGAATCAGATGAAACCTACCAACGGTTTGTGCTGCATCCACCTGACGACTGTATTGTTGTAAAGATTAACTGGTCGGACAACCCTTGG